ACACATTAGCCAACTGCGGGAAGCCAAATGCCGCTGCTGCCGCTTGCGCCATAGGCCAAGACATCTGCCCCGTAGTTGTTGGGCTAGGCGTTGGTTTAATTGGCACTATAGGTGCAACTAAACTAGGACTAGGTGATGGACTAGGTGATGGACTAGGACTGGGCGAAGGACTTGGACTCGGACTAGGTGACGGAGAAGGCGAAGGACTAGGTGACGGAGAAGGCGAAGGACTAGGTGACGGAGAAGGCGAAGGACTAGGACTCGGACTGGGTGATGGACTTGGTGATGGACTGGGCGAAGCACTTGGACTAGGTAAAGGACTCGGTAAAGGAGAAGGTAATGGACTAGGCAAAGGACTAGGCAAAGGACTAGGCAAAGGACTGGGTAAAGGACTGGGACTTGGTGACGGAGAAGGCGAAGGACTTGGTGACGGTTTAACGCTTGGACTAGAGCTTGGAGAAGGACTAGGTGATGGTTTAACGCTTGGACTAGGCGAAGGACTAGGACTAGGGCTTGGGCTAGGACTAGGTGACGGACTTGGACTCGGTGACGGACTAGGCGAAGGACTTGGACTAGGCGAAGGACTAGGACTCGGACTTGGACTCGGACTAGGACTCGGACTTGGACTCGGACTAGGACTCGGTGACGGACTCGGACTTGGACTCGGACTTGGTGATGGGCCTGGAGAAGGGCTAGGCGATGGAATAGGTTCTACAGAAGGCTTCGGGCTAGGCGAAGTCTTCGGCGGAACATTAGTATCAGGCCATGTTTTAGGGTCTGCTGGATCAAACTTTGGATCAACGTCTGGATCTGGCCAAGTCGTTGGATCAAATGGGTCAAACGTTGGTTTACTAGGGTCGTATGGTATAGGACTTGGTTTAGGTTGTTCTGTGGGCCAAGTACTTGGATCAGATGGATTAAAAATTGGGTCTTCTTCAGGGGTTGGCCAAGTCGTTGGATCGTATGGATTAAATGGTTTGCGTTCTGGCAACGTACTTGGACTGGGTGAAGGACTGGGCGACGGACTAGGTTCAGGACTAGGAGACGGACTTGGAGATGGACTAGGAGACGGGCTAGGCTCTGGACTAGGTTCAGGACTAGGTTCAGGACTAGGTTCAGGACTGGGCGAAGGACTTGGCTCTGGACTAGGCGAAGGACTTGGAGATGGACTGGGCGACGGACTAGGAGACGGACTAGGGGACGGACTCGGCGTTATTGGTTCAAAAATACGACGCTTAAATCTTTCCCAATCAGGGTCATCGGAAGGAACCACTTCGGGTTCTGTTTCTGGTGAAATAGTAGGATCTAAAAGTCTTGATGCACGAACAATAATTTGTGCAATTTGACCGGCATCTTGTTGGCTCGTAGGAGCTGGTACACGATTTAATAGTCGCTGTATTTCGTTGGCAAGATATGAATCATTGGCAACCTCGTTTCTTATTTTATTTAATATTTCTTGTTCACCAGTATTTAACTCGCCAGGTTCTAATCCACGGTATATATTTGACATAACGCTTACTATTCCGGGGACTCTTTGTGCCGCAGTTAAAACACCTTTTCCAAAGTCAACTATTTTCCCCCACAATGATCTTTGCATGGTTGGGTCATTAGCTGCTTCTTTTACAACTTGAGGCAACACTTCACCAATAAGAACTTTTACTCCATTTGGATCATTAAGGTTTGGTAATGCTTGGGCTAACTGTGTACCAGATAATTCTCTAATGATTGCTTGAGTAACAGGATCATCGTCTGAAGTATTAAAACCTCCAATGTTCAAAAGATCGGTTGCTTGCGATTCTGTTAAATAAGTTGGTGGTTGTGTTGGTGTGGAGGTTGGAGTTGATGTTGGAGTTGCGGTTGGCGTAACCACATCTGTGCTATCACCTCGGAGTACATCACGCCTGTCATTTATATACTCAGCAAGCTGGTTTACAAACTCAGTGGGGTTCAGGGCTTGATTGGCAAGCGCCAAAAACTGACTTTCTGGCATTCCTAAATCTTCTAGCGCGTCTTGCCACCCTGAATTAGGATCAAGAAATGCTTGCCTTGCTAGTTCTGGGGCGGTTCTAGCAGTCGCAAACCACGCATCTACCAATGAATCATTTCTTGGATCACTAAGCACTTCATCAAGGCTTGGCGTTTTGGCGCCAGGAGGTATCGGAATGTTTTGCAGAAGCGCCTTAAGATCATTCGACTCCTCTTCTGTTAGCTCTTCAAGGCCGTCATCCCGCGTGCCGCCAAGACCTCCAGGGGTCGAATCGTTTCCTGAGCCTCCAAATACTAAAGTGTCGCCATCTCCGGAGGTCTGGGTTCCAGACCCTCCTGTTACGTTATACTCATCGACTACATCACGGCCTGCTGCGCCCGTGACAGTGCTTTGACCGCCCGTCGGAGGAGCGCCTTTCGGTGGCGGTTGCTTGCTTGCGGTGTTCAGCGCCCCGGCAACCCCATTTGCACTCATGGCAATGTCAAATGCCGTTGCATTTGGGTTGTTAAGTATGTTGACGAAATTATTAGCGGCTGCTGCTACTTTAAGATCTTGGCTTCCGGTTAGCGAAGATAGTGCGTTTAGGATCTGTGTCGTGTCGCCAGAACGCGCTGCGTTAATAAACTTCGCACCGCTTATTGCGTCACCAATAGTGAAGTTGCCAGCAATCTTCGTATTAACAAGATCGCCACCAACTCCAGTTTGATTTAGAAAGGTTTGCAAAGCAGGAAGGTAGTTTCCGTTTTGCGCTGCCACCCCAGCACTCACTATCTGACCAAGTTCTTTTGCGCCAGCAACACCAAAATCCCCCGCTGCGCCTAATCCGTTTATAAGCGCGTTTGCAATGTTTCCTTGGGAGAGTTGATAAAGCGAATTAGCACCCTGAAGATAAGGTTTAACAGTGTTGAACGTGTTGTAAAGCGTCCGGCCAGCCTCAACAAGTTCTGCTGGTAATGCGGACGTTATACCGGACGTTATGGACCCAATAGTTGGTAAAGCACTTGCGGTGAGGCCTGTCGCACCAGCAGAGCCACCAAGACCACCTAAAGCTATATCTGCCGCCGCAAGTTCAGAAGCTAGTGCTGATCCTGCAACCTCCGCGCCACCAAGCGCCGCTAGGCTTGAGCCGACGGTAAACGGTGCCGTGATAATCGCAAGCGGCAAAATCATGTCTTTCCATGCTTCGCCTTCATGCGCGTAATACGTCGTTAATTTTGGCTTACCGTCTGGCCCTAATTTTAAAATGGCACCAGTTTCGTTATCTCTAATGCCATGTTTAAAACTTCCCAATATGTCATCACTAGCGTGGATGACTTGTCCGGTCTTTTTGTTGAAATACTCGTTATCAGTAAATTGGATTTGCTTGTTGTCCGCACGTATAAAAGTTGCTTGAGGTGGATCTCCACCCAATTCAACCCAACTCCCATCAATTTTCCTAACGCCTATATCATTTAGATCAGTGATACCTGTTCTTGACGTAAATTCTTGAGCAATTCCGTTATAAAAACCTGTTGGATCGCTTTGCAGCAATCCTCCAGAAGAATTTACAGCGTCAAGACTTTGACGCATTTGATTCGCAAGAGGACTGAGTGAAGGCGCAAGATAATCAGTGTTCTGGACATAAGCCAGATTTCTTAGTTGGTTATTGATTTTTGTGCCGGTGACATTAGCCGCCTCTTCTGGCGATAGCCACTTTGCCGGTTGACTACCTTCCGTACCAAAGTCAGTTTGATATGACGGGCCATCAGGATCAAACGCCTCATAGCCAAGCGCCTCAAGCCGCCTTTCTGCTTCCTGTATCTCTTGTTTTAATTGTTGACCGGCTGCGTTTAATTCAGAATACCAATTGCCTTCATAATCTTGTTTTTGCGTTGTGTACTTTGGATCGTTGTACCCTATGTTTGTGGTTGCTGTCTGTAGTAGATTGCTTATAACTGTAGGATCTTGATCAAGGTACTTATTAAAAGTATCTAAATTAAGACCTAATGCAGTTGCTAATTCATCTCTACTGACTTTGTTTGTGGATAAAAGCTGATTGATCTGTTGAGATTTTTGTAGATCACTCAGATCTTTATTGTTATATATTTCTCTAAATGATTCTCGCGCCTCAATCGTTTTGGGGCTTGACTGATTCAAAAAAGTGTTTAAGAGGCTTACGCCATCTTGCCCAGTAAACCCTAAAACATTTGCTATTTCAGTTGGGCTTACCTTTGAACTAGCAGCAAGCGCTTTTATCTCTTGCGCTTTTTGATAAGAGGTTTTGTTAGGGTCTTCGTAAATAGATAAAAACGCATCACGTATTGTGTTGCTTCGGTTTAGATTGGCTGCGGCTTGTCCAATGGCCTGTCTATAGTTAGTTGGGTTATCCGTGATGATCTTTGATATCTGCTCGTCTGTGAGACCAGCATATGTCTTATCACCAGTCGTTTGCTCCCAGTAAGTCTTGACCTCTGAAAGCCTCGGATCAACAGCCGTTTTAACAGTAGGTGCTACCGTTGACAAAGCCCCGCTAGTGTCTATAGCTTTTGTTGTAAGGTTTGTTGTTGGTAATACCCCTGTCGGGGTTGCCTTGTCACCGCCTACTGGCGTAGAAGTGACTTGATTGGATAACGCGCCACTCGTAGAAGCAGGGGTCGTTGATAATGCGCCTGCACTTGTTGTTGGCAATGCACCTCTAAATTCCTGAAGCTGTGCTGGCGTAACCCCAAATACTGATGCAAGTTGCTGATCACTTACTTGATACTTTGCCGCATCTGCTAATACCTTCTGTCCTGTTTCGATGTTTCCAGATTGATAATCCGAAACTACTCGTGACAATAGATCTTGTGAACTAGAAGATGGCCAATTGAACGCATTTGCAAAGTATTGAGCAATTTGCTCATTTGTAAAAAGTGTAGTTGTTGGAGTAGGAGCTGGCGTAGGCGTTGGTGTTGGCGCAATGATGTTTATCAAATCAGACTGCGTTGTACTAAACAGTCCGTCATCACCTTCTTGGTCAACAAAATTACCGTAACGATCTAAAGCCATGATTATGCTGTTGTAGATGACACGAATGTCGCAGTTAAAATGACCGAAGGTATAGCAGGTCTAGTCGGACTAGAAGGCGCTGTATAAGCTTCAATATACGCAGATGTATTACTTGTTTTCCAGTACAACTGAACATAGTCGTTTTCTAAAAACGAGTCTACGTAATTCAAACTTCCAATAACGTGGTACGGATCGCCTGCTGATTTTCTTTGCGCTAACCCAAACCGGCTGTTTGAATTGTCTATATCCACCCCGTTCTTTCTAAACCAAATATCAATGTCTTGGGTTGTATTAGTATCGTTAGCAAGCTGAATACTGAACTGAATGTTGTATACACCTTCGTAGGCAAATGTAATTTGACTGCTATTTTCTACAGTCACTCCATTCGACAGCGTTGTACTGTTAAGGGTAATTGGGTATGCAGTTGTTGTAGATGCAGCAGTTTGATCCGTGGTGTCATAAAACGCGCCGTACGGCAAATTAATAAACGAACCACCCTGCGGACCTAAAATGTTTCGAGTCACATTTTCTAGTCGATTAAAGTACAGCCTTAAAACATTGTTAAATGATTCAAAGTACAGTTGATCATAGTTGCTCGAGGCATACGGCAAGTTTGGTGGCGCTGGATTATCTAGTTTCATGCGCCACGTCCCGTAGCTCTTCCGTCTGAACGTATGTCAATTCTAGGTGAACCAAGTTGCCACGCCGATCCTAAGTCTGTGCTTTCAATCTTGAAGATCATTTGACGGCCACGAACTCTTACATAAACCTGGCCAGTAAACTGTTCAATAACTGACGTTGACGTTCTTGCCACGGTTGCCGAACTGTTGCCGCTAACAGACTGGGGATTGTTATATCCCGACCCAGAGTTCATCATGGGTATCAACGTCATCGTTACTTGTGGACTTGATGTCGATGAACCTTCAAAGGTGATGTCTGGAAGTATTCGATACACAAACCCTAAGTTATGGCCGTCTTGAATGTCAAACTCAGACGATTCAATGTACGAGTTTATTGCTACAGGCGTACCTGTTTCATTGTCGTCATTACCTAGTTCATGACTAACTAAGTTATAACTATATGTTGCCGCTTGTGGATAGTCTCTTAAACTTACATCAATCCAAGCCGTTCGTGCCATCGTGCCGTAGTGCCATACTTTTTCTGCGTAGTTGTAAACCACATATCGGTCTATTGTTGTTGAACTGGATGAACAATAAAACCACCATATTTCATTAAATCCTTCGTTAGTCCCAGCAAAAACTTGTTGGTTCTGGAAAAGATTAATATCACTAAAGACATACCTTCTAAGGTCACAATTTAATGTTTCGACGCGACCTGAGTAAGCGTAAAACTTATCTTTGCCCATCCAAAAAACCACGCCAGATCCTATTGCTGCGGCGTTTGGACCCATGATGGATAAGTTGTCTCCCATCAATTGGGAACCCCATACAAGAGGCGCGCCAAGATATTGAAGTGAATATAAAGACGTATCAGTCCACACCACAATTTCTTGTCGTGTTTGCAAAGCTGTAATGATTTCTGAACCGTGAGATAGTCGTATTGATCCAGCTTGATTTGTTGCCGCCGGTGACCAGTTAACTACTGATTCTTGATCCGACCACCGAATTAACATAGGGTCTTGAGTTGCTGACAAAACGTCATTACAACCAAAGCAAATTACAAATCTGTAAGTATCAGAAACAAAAATAAAGTTTTGTATGATGGGAGGATCAACCGCGCCTGGAAGCGTTTCTATGGCTACACCTCGAGTTGTTACTCCTGCGGTGGCATCCCAGTAATAAATATTTCCACCTCTTGGGCCATAGACTAAATCTTCGCCAAAGTTATTGGCCGACCAAAGCCGTAAAGAATCAAGAGAAGTTGTTCCAACACCCCAGGTACCGGCATTCCAAAATCCTGCTCCCCAGCCAGTAATTGGCGCTTGAGTAGCAGGCCCAGTATTAATTTGATAAGACGCTAATACGCTTGACCCACCACCTGTTGTTGTGGCGTTTGCATTACTTGATGCTGTTATTGAATAACTGTTGTTAGTAAGAAATGTTATTTGATACTCACCGTTTAACGTAAGCCCCGCTACTGCGCTTGCTCCGCTAAACGTAACAAAGTCATTATTTAATGCCCCATGAGAAGTTGCTGTAACAACAACTACAGGCGATCCATTTGTTGTGGCAAAAGGATCAGTGCCTAAAGCATAAGTATTAATAAAATACTCAACCTCTACCGTACCGCCACCCCCCGTAACTGTTGAAGTTGCCGCTGTCGTGACCGTAATGACGTAAGCGTTAGCACTGGTAATGGACGTAATTACATGGCGCGTATTAAGTTCTGCCGCAGGTATACCGCCCGTAGTACTTGCACCTGTAAAGTAAACCAAATCACCAGTTTGCGCGCCATGCGCTGTATCGTTAACCGTTACTGCTGTACTTGTATTGGTTGTATCAAAAGGGTTAGATAAAGACGTTGTATAGTTTCTTGTCCTTATTGGTGTTATGTCGTTATATGTACCGCCTTGTTCAATGTAATACTTAAGGTTAGTTCCAACGCCCATAAGGTTTTCACCGCCAAGCGTTGCCCAATTCCATAAGGCTCTGCAAACACCTAAAAATACATTAGCCGATATGCGTACCCATCCGCCTATTTTTTCTGGCGTTCCTTGGCGAAAACGTATCTTATCGGATACATACCACCCACCTTCCGTGGTATATCTCGTGTTCTCTCGGTTAACACCGTTTTTGTAAAGTACTTTGGTAAGAGGCATTACACACCCCGTAAATACAGCGCTTTTTCGGCTTTGCGGCGGCGAACCAATCCGGGCAGCTCTTTGCCCCCGCCAATAGTCCACATCATAAACGCTTCTGCTGCGCCTTCATAGTCAGCACGATTGTTCTTCATTCTTATTGAAGACCGCTGGTAATTCCCGACTCCAGCATTGAACGCAAAACTGACCACAGCGTCGAAGCTTGACTGACGGCCAGCAAGATTAGGAGACATTCTAAGAACACCGCGTTCAAAACGGACGAGATCATCCTCAAAAAGGCGATCAATCTCCTCTTGCGTCCAAGCGCGATTATCTTGGGGTGCAAGTGGGTAATCCTTGCGAAGAATGCCTGTATAGCCATCTTTTCTCACTACAGGTAACTTGATTTGTTCTTGGTACAAGACATGACCATAACCAATGGTCCAGATGTGGGCAGGGCATAAATACGGCTTAAGACTTTTGCCTTCAAACCTATGCATCAACTCGATGCCAGCCTGACCTGTTTTCACTTCTTCTGCCAGCTACGCGAGCCAAACCAAAACCCAATGATGCCACCAAGCATTGCCATCTCATCTTCAGAAAAGATGATCGCACTTACTCGGATCAGGTCATCGATATTTTGCACAAGGTGCGGGTGCTGCCAAATGTAATACGCAAGCACAGCATTGATGGCAATCAGTTCTAGGATCAGCAAGTAAGTGACGTTAGGCCGTACCGTACCAATGTAATTCACAACCCACTTGCTGGACTTCTCAATAATCTGCTTGTCATGATCCAATGCTGCAACTGTCATTTGAGCATCAGTCTGCATAGCGATCTGGTCGGTGCGGATCTCTTCCACACGCTGCTGGGCTAAGAACCCTTCCTTGGCA